CGAAGGCGTCAACTCGAATGAGGTGATGTACCGACGCGCGCTACGCCAGATTGATCAACTGGATGTGCTTGAGGCGGACTTGAACGACCGGCGCCCGAAGGTGGTGGGCCTGGTCATCGATGAGGTGGATGACCGACTCCACAAGGAGCGGTCCAAGAAAGACGTTGCGATGTGGATCGGCAACTGGCTGAAAACCGGATTCGTCGACCGGCTGTTCTCGCTGCTGCTGGATAAGGGTTACCACATCTACCTCACGGCGGACCACGGCAACGTGGAATCCACTGGCGTCGGCAGACCCAACCAGGGCGTCATTGCCGAGACGCGCGGTGAGCGCGTGCGGGTCTACCGAAGTGAGCCGTTGCTGGCTGATTCCGCTGCGGCCTATCCCTCCACAGTCAGGTTGGACATCGCTGGACTACCCGCGAACTTCATGCCTCTATTCGCAGGCGGACGAACCGCCTTTGTGCCGGAGGGTGAGCAGGTGGTGGTCCACGGCGGGGTGTCGGTCGAAGAGCTGATCGTGCCCTTTGTGAAAGTCAGTTATGTGATTGGTACCGAATGAATTCATCAGCCCCAAAAATAGGCTTTGATCGGTTCATTCAGCTTGATTGGGCGGCTGCGGCACTGAATATTCGTGCGGGCGTGGCTGGGCTAGATGATCTGAATGCACTGCTCGATGCAGCCGAGCTTGGCGTGGAAGCCAAGAAGAAAACACGCACCGTATTGAATCGGCTGTGGCTGGAGCCGCGCGCCGAACTGGTCGATTACGCGGATCGCGGCGTGGCCATCCACAAGACGCAGCCGGACATACCGGTCGCGGCGCTGTGCTGGGGCATGTCGGTGGCGACGTACCCATTCTTTGGCAAGGTGGCCGAGCTGGTGGGCCGTCTGTCCGCCATCCAGGGTGATTGCGCGTCTGCCGAAGTACACCGCCGCATGAGCGAAACCTACGGAGAGCGCGAAGGCACACGGCGCATGACCAACATGGTCATCCAGAGCCAGGCGAGCTGGGGCGCAGTGGAGCGGGTCGAGAAAGGCAAGCGCGTCATCCGGCTGGCGCCAACACCGATCGACAACGACGAACTCACGGCTTGGTTGATCGAGGCCGCTGCGCGCTACGCGGGCAAGCCCGTTTCAGTGCCCAGCCTGCAGTCGCTGCCCGTGCTGTTCCCGTTCACCCTGACGCGGCCCCTGGCCTACGTGGTGTCGAACAGTGCAAACCTGATGCTGCGGTCGGAAGGGCCGAGTAACCAGTTTGTCGCTTTGCGCACCACTCTTTGAGGACAGCCATGAATACAAAAACCGAGAAGAAATCGATGGCCTCTGTACTTGATGACCTGCTCAACGATGGTCGGCTAGCGCGGCTGTTCTCGAAGGATGCCCGCCACTGCGCGCTGCAGCTGTGGATCTTGCAAATCAAGTCCGAGCAATCGATTGAAAATCGCGTAATCTACGGCCGTCTGCTCCCCTACAGCCATTCCAGCGACCGCTGGTCCTCCAGCGACGACGATCACTTCCAGACCTTTGGGCAAGTCCAAGCTCAGGTTGCGCGGCTCAATCTGTACGTCAAAAGCGACCACTGTGCGAACCTCCCGCGGCAATTGAGCGCTGGTCGGACTGTCTCGGAAATCAGCGAAGACCTGAAACTCGAACTTTCGGACAAGTTAAGAGCACGGTTCGGAGCGACTGCGCTCGCCGCAGATGACCTGATCTACCGCCCCGTCGCCTATCTGCTCAACCGCAACGCGCATGACCATCACTCGCCATCCAGCCCACATGGTAGTGGTGGAGCCTTCAGCGCTTCGATTACACAGGCCGACAAGGGGGCGTTGTTCCGCGTCGGTCAGGACTACGACATCGCCTTGACCGCATCGGTGATCAGGCGCCTCAACGAAGATACAGGACTAGACTTCGGTGGTGCTGACACCGCCCGCTTCGGCGACCTCGAGCTGTTGGTATTTCCTACGCTGGATGATCTGGAACGTCCATTGCTGAACGTAAGCTGGGCCGATGCTCCACGCGCCCTTGTCGTTCGATTTAATCCGATGCAGGTACCTCACTTCAGCGGTTTCCAGTTTCGCCTGGGCATCGCGAACGACGGTCAAATCGTCTACTCGGGCATTGCTACAGCAGAGCGCGACGCGGAGGACGTGTTCGAGTGCAAATTCGAGCTGAGCGACCAGTTGCGAGCAAGGACGGACAGCACCGAGCTGGAAATCTTCGGCTTCCATCGCGACCATTCCACCCAGGGCACGCTGTGTTGCCGGTGGCGGGTCGGGTACATTCGGGAAATCAATCTTCAGGGTCATGTGGTGGGCCACAAGGCCAGCCCGGTCAAGTTCGACTGGTTGGAAAGAGCCACTCGGCCGTCCGAGTCGACACGGATGAAGGCAGCTCTGACTATCAATCGCGGCGATCTGGGTTTCACCAACCGCATCGGCGGGCGTGCGGCGGATCCTTGGGTTCCAGCCAACCGCGCTCTTGTAACATTATTTGCTCGGCTTTATCCGCCGAGGTCGGATGGACAGTTCTTCCTGCGCTGGGGCCAGGGAGACGGCGAGGGGCGGCTGCAATTCGTGGAGTGGTTCAGGGCCCTGCTGGCCAAGTACCAGCAGCACCAGATGGTCATTTTCGATCCCTATTTCGATGCTGCCGGCTTGGGTCTGTTGTTGCTCGGTGCGGCCCCTAATGCCGACTACATCGTTTTCAGATCCCTAGCCAAATCATCCAAAGAATGCGACAACACGATGGGTGAACCCGACAAGCCCACCACGAGCGGGATTGACAACCTATTGGTGAACTGTCAGAACAACCGCCATCTACTGAAACGCATCAAGCTGCGCATCTACGGTCTGAAGGAAGGCCGACTGCATGACCGCTACATCCTGATCATGGGACCGGACGGGCTACCGGTCGCAGGTTTCAACCTTTCCAACTCGTTTCAGGCAGCAGCCCAAAACTACCCCTTGTTGGTCACTCCGATCCCTGCGGATGTCCTGCTCAAGGTTGAGCAATACAAGTCGGGGCTGGTGCGGGAGGCAGAGGCCACGCAGCCCGAAGGTGAGACCGAGAATACCACCATGCGGCTTCTCTTCGACTCCACGGCGTCGCTGGCGTCACCGACGGTGCCGCGACGCTACGAGCCACTACGCTTCCTTCAAAAGATCCAGGCAGGCGACGTGCTGAGCGCATGGACCGGCGAGCCGTCGCTACAAGGCTTGAGTGGTGATCCGTTGAAGGAGCAGATGGCGGCGCTGGGCCTGCTCAAGGAGGACTCACTCGTGCTGCCCGAGACGGCAGGCCTGTGCAATTGCCTGGACCGGCAGGTAGGCGATTTCGCGGACTTTACGGCGACCTGGGAGATTCTCGGCGAGGTACTCGCACACTCACCTTTCGGAGACCACCACTTTCACGAGCTCAAATCCGAGCGTCACTTCCTCGAATTTTTAGCGAGGTTCGTCGAAGCATCGTTCAACCGTGTGTATGACGAGGGGGACAAAGAATTGGCCGTGACGGACTATCGGCTCTTTTGGGAGCCGGTCGATGCCCTGCTGCATAGCTCCTATCACCCGCATCAATTGTTCCATGCGACAAAATACGCAGCCCTGACTTGGGCGGAGTACTTCGCCATCAAGTTTCTGTGGTGGTACGCCCCAGACGCTCTGTTGGCGATCGCCGAAGCTCAGATGCCCCATGTGCCAATGGAGCCTCAAGCCCAGGACGTGATGCGGCTATCACTTTTGAGCCAGATAGTCAGCGAAATTTCGCTGTCAGTGCAGTTCGATATTAGCGAAGGACAGCGTGACCGGCTCGTTCGCAGCGGCAATGGTCTGCTGCAATGGATGGGACTGAATGCGATTGAGATGCAGCTGGAAAAACCGGAAGGGCTCGTCACAGTCCTGCAGTTGGTGACCGACTTTGCTTGCCCGGAGCGGGTGCGTGCCCTGGGCTGGATGGTTCATCATGCGGCAGGAAATCCGAAGATGGCCGAAATTTACAAGGGCCTGGTCGCGGCGCTCCATGAGGCACTGCCTGCGACCATTCCTTCCGACGAGCTGATGTGTCTGGTCGATTCCATGCGTGGGCATATGCGGCAACTGGCCTGGACCGAGCTATGGTTGTTCCAAGATGTGGTCTTTCCGTTGTTGCAAAACGAGCGGGCCAAGTTCGATGATGCCTGCGAGATATGGGTGCAGGAGCTGGTCGACATGCTGGAGCCGCAGCAAAAGGATCAATTGCGGCTGTTTGACCTTGCGCGCGAGGGGCAGATGACCAACATCACCGCGTTCCTTTTCGCCTATAGTAGCCCCGAGCGACAGCAGGTCGGCCTGAAATCGATGCAGGCGATCCTGAATCGGCAGAAGCGGATCGTGCAACAGCCCCTGGCCAGCACATCGGACTGGACCCGGTGGGACAGCGCTCTCACGATCTCGCTGTGGATACTGGCCTTTAGCAAATGGGGCGAATATTACCTGCGCCAGCGCGGCATGACGGACAACAATTTGGATAAGTTGTCGCAGGACGCACGTGAACTCGCGATGGCCAGGCCAATGGACGAATGGCGGTCTGATCTCCCCGGCAAGCCGGGCCAGCTCGCCGCGTTTCTCGATCAGGTGGAGGAACGCCTGGCCTCAAGCGACGATTCGAAAAGCAATCTTCAACAGTAGGTTCAGCGGTGGCATCAGGCCAATGTCAATGTAAAAGGCTGGCCGTTCCACCTGGAAATCTTAAACAGCTCGTGTCAGCAGACACGGGCATCCTCGGTCAGGGATGCCATAGTCTTGTGCTTCCCACATTCATTGACCCCTCCGACCGAAAGCCTTCGCCTGCTCCCGATACCACCTCTGAAACTCCACCACCATCAGCGTCGTCTGCGCCGCATCCTCGGCTAATTGGTTGCAGGTGGCAGCGCTGGCTTGCTGTCCGGCAGCAGGTACAGGGTTGGCGGGGGCTGCATCAGTTCCGGCGGCAACGGCGGGAACTTCGGGCACTGCGCCGGCACCACTTGGGGCGTGGTGGCGCACGCGCCGAGGAACACGGGCAAGCAGATGGCGGCGATCCGCCACGATCCTGGCTTTCTCGGTTTCAAATTCATTCGAAATCTCCTGGTCGATGTTGGTCTGATGGGTGGTGACGGCTGCGACCTGCGCGGCTTGCTTGGCCACCGCCTGTGCTTGCGCGGCCTTCTCGGCGTCCCATTGAGCCGTGACGTGCTGTTCGCCATAGCGGTAACCGCCTACGAACACCGCGAGCGCGAGGGCAGCCGCGCCGATCAGCCGCCAAGGCAGCCATTTCAGAATGTCGAGGATCGGCAACATCACGCGGCTCCTCCCGGTTCGGTCTTGGCCTTGAAGCCCAGCGCAGCCCCCCCGGCGGCGAGCGTGGCGCCCAGGCCGATGCCGAAGGCTTGCATGTCGAAGGAATGCCCCTGGCCTACCACGCTGTAGACGGCGAGCCCCATGAACACCATCACCCCCTGCGCCCAGAGCACGCGCCCGATGTCGAAACTCTCGCCGTCCGCCGTGGTGAAGCAGTCTTTGAGCAACTTCATCATGCCGGCACCTCCCCATTGAACTCGGCTTCCTCGGCCAGACGCCGGTGCAGGAGTCCCGCCAGCACCCGTCCCGCATCGCGATCCCACAGCGGAAACTGCTGGGCCGCCGCCGCGAGATTTCCGGCATCGAGGTCTTTCAGCATCGTCGAGCGCGCGAAAGCCCCGATTCCGAGGTTGAAGACGAAGTCCACCAGCGCATCGAACTCGGGCTGCTTCAAGGGCACGGTCACCAAGCTGTTGACCGCATCGGCGGCGGCCTGTGTGTCCTGTTCCAGCCAGACTTGCGCCTGCTCGGGCGTGCAGGTCATGCCGGAATGCACCCCGTGGGTGTGGCCGTAGCCGATCGTCCACACGCCGCCGGTGTCGGGATAGGATTCCAGCCGGCAGCCCTCGAAACGCTCGGTGAGCTGGATGCCGGTCTTGCTGTAAGTCATGGGCGGGTTCATCGTTCGTCCTCCGGGATGGATTTCTGGTACTGCGGTTCGTTGGCCTTCACCCAATCCCACAGGCGATCGAAGGCCTCTTCGTAATACCGGGCGAGCGCGTCGGACTCGGTGAAGCACAGGTCATTCAACTGCTGGCTGGCACTCACCGAGTAGTTCCAGGAGCCGTCCTCGACCATCGCCTTGCCGTCCGGCGTGCGGATGACCGTGGCTTTCAGATGCACGATCTGGTGGTGCACCGGCGAGGTGCCGATGAGGAAGTGTTCGCCATCGACCAGTCCTGCGGCCATCAGCCGCGCGATCTGCGGCGCCTCGGCGCGACCCGCCGCCTGGGTGTGGTCGAAGATCACCCTCACCTCACACCCCGCCGTGTGCGCCGCGATCAGCGCATCGAAAAAGGGTGCCAGCGTGCAGCCGTAGATCATGGTGCGAAGCCGTGCCCCCGGTTGGGCGCCACTTGCCAGGAAGGCTTCGAAGGCCGAGAGGCCGTCGGCGTAGGGGGTGATGAGCCGGGTCTGCTGGGCCTGCTCGTGCAGGATGCCAAGGGACGCGAGGATGGTGTTCATTTGATCACCCCGTGGCCGTGGATGACGCCCCAGATCACGGCGATGCCGCTGCCAACCACCGACAGCCACATGACGACGCGGGCGCCGAACTTGGCGGCGAGGAAGGTCTGTTTCATTTCGTTCATCTCCTCCGAATGTTTCTGGTGGAAGGCTTCGATGTAGTGGGCAAGCAGCCGGAATTCGGGCGACTCGATCTTGTCGATCTCGGCGCGCAGGTTCTGCAGGGTTTGTTCGAGTTCGGTCATGCTGATTTCTCCTGTCGATGGACGTAAAAAAACCGCCCGGAGGCGGTCGGTGGTGGGATTGGGGGTGGCCGTCAGTAATGGGCGCGAATCACGCAGCCTTCGAGCGTGATGCGTTCGTTGGCGGCGGCCGCCTGAGCCCGAATCGCGAGCGTCTGGCTCTGCGAGAAATCCACGCTCAACCCGCCCACGAGCGATCCTCCGCTCGAGGCGTACAACTGGCTGTTGACCGCTCCCCGATCGATGAGCCACCAGCGGCTGATCTGCGGGCTCGAGGTGAAGGCATTGGCGTCGATTTTGGTGGCGCCCACGTACCACGAGGTCGTCTTGGCGTTGGCGGATGAGGTGCCGTCGAAGAACACCTGGCAGTCGAGCGAGCCGTTGGCCGAGAGGGTTCCCGCCGGAATCGGGATGGACGCCATCACCACGTCGGTGGCGACCGGCGTCACGGTCGGCGTGCCGAGGCCCGCGACATCGGGCAGTTGCACCGTGAACGCGGTCGCGCTGTCGACGGAAAGAACCTTGTAGAACCCGGACACGCCGGTCCCACCCGACCACGCGACATAGACGTTCGCACCGACGGCAGGAGTGGCGGTCAGCCCATGCGCGCCCGTACTCGACAATTGCACGTTGCCGCCATTATTGGCATAGGCCGCGCCCGTGAAGGTGGCGGCGACTGCGATGAACGACAGCGACACCGCGTTCTGCGCCAGGACCCGAACGCTGCCCGCCGGCTGCAGGTTGCCGCTGATGCGCTCGTCCGTGATCATGGCGTTGGTGATGCTGGTGGTACCCGGTGCCAGCAAGACCTGGGCGATGGGCAGGAAGCCCGCCGGAATCGCCGGGGCCGTGGGTGTCGCGGACTCCGCACCGAGAACGGTCGCGATCACGCCGGTTCCCGCATCGATCACCACGCGGTCGATGCGCGGGTTGGTGACGGGTGCTGCGATGACGGCGGTACTTTGCGCGGCGACCGGCACGACATTGCCCCACACCATCACGGCGCCGGCGCCAATCGCCACCGTCATGTTGGGTGTGGCCTGCTGGCTGGGGGCGAAGGCGGCGGCCAGGCGGGCCAAGACGTTGATATTGCCGTCGATGGCGGCCTTGTAGGTGGACGAGTCCTGGGTCGTGAAATCGGTTTGCAAAAACGTTGCGACGGGCATGTCTTCTCCTCAACTATCGAGCGTGACGCGGAATGCGGACAGGCACGGCGTGCCCTGCGCGGTGTCGATGACGACCCGGGCCTCGATGAATCGGGCGGTGACGGTGCCATTGCCCCACGGACTGAAGTCGGAATAGGTCACTCCGTCGGAACTGGTGCTGATCGCGAGCTGCGGCAGCATTACTCCGCCCGGGATGGGGAGCGTGCCAGCGAACGCGCCCCAGGCGCGCACGGTTTTCACCGAACCCAGATCGAGCACGGCCTGCGGCGTGAACGAGCAGGCGGGGTACGGATTGGCCACCAGCGCATCGAAGGTGTCCCAGCCGTCGTCAGACGTCGGGTTTTGCCCCTGCGGGACGAGCTTGCCCGTCCAGTGCTCGACGAGATAGGTCAATGTTCCCGGCCACTGCGGCCCGCAGGCAAGCAGAGCCTGCACGGTCAAGCTGTCGGCGACGCTGAAATCCATCCGCGCCGGCGCCGAATAGTTGCCCCCCGAATCCTGCGCCGCCAGCAGGAAGGTCCAGGCGCCCGGCGGCACCTGCGCCGAGGCATAGGCTGTCTGGGTGAGGCCAGTTGCGATCAGCACGCCGTCGCGCCAGTCGGCGGCATTGCTCTGCGGCACGTAGCGCAGTTCATAGCGGGCGCTGTTGATCATGGATCCGATCCAGCTGAAATCGACCGTCGTACCGCTTTGCGCGACGGTGAACCCCGAGGGCGCGGGCGGCACGGAGAGTTGCCCGCCGACGGTGAAGGCCGCCGCCGGTACCTGGGCGATGTCCTGCACGGCGACCGCGCCGGCGTTGAACGCCACGAACTTGAAGTAGAGCGTCTTGCCTTGCAGCGCCGGGTTGTAGGGATAGCGAAACAGCGTCTGGTCGCACAGCACGAACCGCGCGCCCGCCGCGACCGTGTTCCGGTCGGCGCTGTAGTAGAGGCCGCGCAGCAGGGTGCTCAGCGTGTAGTGTGACGTCGCCGTGAGCGTCGCATCGCGCCAGGCCAGGAACTCGTCGCCCACGAGCGAGAGCGTGCCGTAGGTCATGAGGGTGGCCTGGTTGACGCCGGTCAACACCCCACGACTTGCCGACAGGTCGACGCCCACGGTATCGACGGCGTCGAGCACCCCGGGCGAGGCGGATGGCGCAGGCCCCAAAGCCGTCGTCGTCACCCCTGCGGTCGAGTTGCCGTAGATCACCCCGATCGGCTGATAGCTCACATCGTCATAGCTCAGGTAGATCTGCGAGCCGGCGTAGAGCGGGTCGAGGTTGGTCACCGCCATCCAGATCTCGTTGCCGCTCGATGTCGCGGCGGGCGGCGCCAGGAAGATCGTCGTGGCTGACATCTGGGTGGGTGCGGTGCCCAGATTCGGGATGTAGCCCGAGGCCGCCTGCGCGTTGTAGGCGAGCGAGGCGTAGAACGCCGGATTGAACTCCTCGGCGGTGATGGTCAAGAGCCCGCTCGAATCCTCCTCGATCGCCGTGATCAGCACCGGCGTGTGGTTAAGCCCCAGCATGGCGTCGGTGATCGTCACCACGTCCATGGGTTCGAGCAGGCAGTAGCGCGGCGCGAGCTTGAACCGGAAGGTGTTCAAGATGTAGAGCTCGCGCAGCAGGATGGCCTGCGCCACCTGTTGCGCCACCTGCGGCAGGCAGATCGAGTGCAGCGTGACGGTGGGTTTGGTGCGCACGCCGAAGGTCTCGATCGCCGATTGATCGGTCAGCCGTGCGGGGGCGGCCGTGTATTCGTTGGCGCGATCGAGGTATTCCACCGAGACATCGTTGTAGGCATCCGCCCGGCGCTTGCGCGTGACGATGACCGGATCCTCATGCCCGGTGACGATGAAATCGTCATCCCCGAGGTCATAAACCGGCGTGGCGGAGACTATGCCGTAGGGGATGATCTTGAGTGTGGCCTCCGACCAGAAGGCGCCGGCATTGGCCACCAGCAGCCAGTCGGCGATCCAGTCGTGGGCCGCGCGCTGGGTCGCCACCGCCGGGCTGATCAAGAGATTGTTCGTCGCGCACCAGCTGCGCAGCGCCGTGAGGTCGCCCAGGAACGACTGCGGCGACCAGGCGTTGGGGAACACGGACAGCACGCCGTAGTACGGGTTGCTCAGGAAATCGCTGATCACGTCGGCCGGATTGGCGTCCTGCATGCCCGCCGCGATCCGGGCACCCTCGACCTCGAAGAGGTGATTGCCGAGAGAGCCGTTGCTTCCGAGGTCGTAGTTGGCGAACGCCGCATAGGCGCTGCCGGCGTAGCCCAGGGCCTCGGTCGGATGCGCCGAGGTGAGATACCCCCAGGGTGTCTGCGGATAGCTGCCGGGGAAGATCGTGAAACCGACCGCCGCCGGGTTGGCGTAGGACACGTGGTTGCGCCAGATGCGCGACACCCCTGCGACCGGCCCTTCGGCCAGCAGAAAGCAGACCGTCGCCGAGTAGGTGTAGGTGGTGGTCGTGACAGATCCGCCTCCGCCGCCGCCTTTGCCGCCGCCCGTGCTCTGCGAACTCGTGTGCGGATGTACCTGCCAGTCGGTGTAGTACATGAGGGTGGGCGAGACGCGCGCGGTGCCGTAGACGATGGGCACCGGCTGGCTGTAGCCGGTCTTCTGGATTTGCAGCCCCGCCAGTACCGGCGTTTGCCACCCCGAGGGTCTGGGCTTGTTGCCGCCGAAGAGTCCGCTCATGGCATTCCCCACGGATCGAAGAATCGCACCGGGCGGTCTGCGAGCGCTCCCATTGCGGCGTCGCCGATGACGACCCTCTGTTCCGGGGCGTAGGCGTGGATGATCCCGGGCCAGTCGGTGATGATGCCCGCGTGGCTGTAGATGCGGCCGAACTTCCACAGCGCGATGTTGCCGGGTGCCGGCTGATCAGTTTCGACCGCGTACTGCCGGATGCCTTCGAGGTAGGTTTCCTCACCGCGGTGCAGCATGATGTCTCGCGAATAGCGTGGGATCTGGATGGCAGCCGCGTCCACGCCATTTCGCGCGAACACTCCCGCGCGCCCATAGACCTCGAGCACCAGCATCAGGCAATCGACCCCGGCGCCCTTGACGCGCGCGGCGTGGTGGTAGGGGGTACCGAGCCACTGCCGCGCCTCTTCGATGACGTCGTCCCGCGTGCCGTGCATGTCAGGTACTAGCCGTGGGCGACGGCACGAAGGGCCAGCCACGGAAATTGTTGAGGTTGTTGAAACGGGACTGGCAGGTCGCCATCGTCTTGTCGCAGCCGGGGAAAACGGTGAAGTTGTCGCCGACCGCCGGGGCGGCGTTCAGGGGCGTCATCAGGGCGAAGGTGTTGACGCCATTCGCCAGCGTGTGCTGCTTGACGGTCGCGGTGGCACCTGCGTTGGCGCCCGAGGTGAACAGCATCGTGCCCTGGGTAAAGTAGCCGGAGGGCAGGTTGAGTCCGGTGCTCTCGATGGTGAGGGCCGATCCGCTGCTCACCCAGTCGTATTGCGCGTAATTCGCCTGGGTCAGCGCGCATCCGGTATCGAAGAGCGAATGGATGCAGCCGGGCGAGAGCAGGTTTCTCGGCATGTCGAGGTTCAGCAGTTCCAATTGCGAGCTCACCGTGAGCACCACGGCCGAGCGCGAAGGCTTGACTTCGGAGACGTTGCCGAAGAAGAGGTTGACCACCCCGGCGGACGTGTCGCCGTAAGTGGCCATGAAACAGCGGTCGATGCTGACCGTCGCGCCGTCGAAGCCGCCGTTGACGGCGAACTGCGGGAACGGCACGCCCAGCACGAGATCGGTCGCGGATCCGAAGATCGACACCTCCACCGTGTCGACCGACAGATCGAGCGAACACTTGATGCCGGATCTGGAGACCGCCGGATGCGTGCACAGATAGGTGTTGCCGTTGTAGACGAGGTTCTGGTCGGCATCGGTGTAAAAAAGCTGCGTCGGCGCGGGCGGCCCGTAGCCGTATCCGTATCCATAGCCTCCAAGGGACGCGCCCGGATCCACCGAGATGAGCGTGATGGTGTAGAGATCGGCGTAGAGCAGCTGATTCGATGCGAGCAGCGACCGGGTGAGCGCGGATGCCTGTTTCATGGTCACACCTTGTTCAAGGGGCTGCCGACGAACGCGATCTGCTTCAGTTCGTAGAGCTGGTACATGAACTGGTTGAAATCGGCGTGGTCGGTCACGAAGCGCACGCGGTAGAAGAACGACCCCGTCCAG